AGTAATCTTGTACCCTTGATTCTTCAAACTCTTTAAAACGAGTATAGAGTTCATCATAACTTAGGTCACTTCCACCTAAAGACTCTGTTATAGCTCCCATGTGACCTAATATTTCATCACTAAAGCCAAATCCTAAACCATGAGCATAAGTAGAAACTACTCCACCTGGTGTTAGGTCTGCATCGGGGTCTACAAAAGATTGGTCTTGTTGGCTAAATCCTGTTATGACTTCATTGCCTGGTCCTTCTGGTCCACTTGAAGTTGTAGGTTCATAGCCAGACTGTTGGGCAAGTTTGACCATTTCTTGAAAACCATCACTACTTAATCCTATTTCATCTGCAAATTGCCCCATAGGTCTAGCTTTATCGCCATCTTTATAATAATTTGACCACATATTCCAAGTAAACTCACCATCAGACAAAGTTGATTTTTCAGGAAATTTTTTTCTTAACTCTTCTATTGAAATTGTCATTATCCAACCTCCGCAGGGTCAAAATCTTCTATTTGCTGAAAGGTAGGACCATGAACAATGTAGTTGTACCAGTATTCAATATCATCTAATACTCGCAATATATCTTCTTTGCTTTGTGCTTGATCTAAACTACCGATAACAGATTGTAGAAAGTTTATTTCCTTTTCAGACACTTGACCTAACGCACCACCTGTAGGCGAGGCTTTTCTCATGTCATTTAGTTCAGCAAAACCAATATTTGCTCTTATAGTATTAAGAATTGCATCTACAGCTTTAGCTTCTGTGCCAGGAACACCTTTAAGCATAGAACCCCAGCTAGTAACACCTATTTCAAGACCAAAGAAAGTATCAGGATTATTAATTTTATTTCTAGCCAAACCAATATTTTTAAGAACCAAATTACCTTTCATTTGTTGTCTTACTTGTTCTCTTATTTCTTTTTCTCCTTTTTCTATTTGTTCTTTATCAGCAGGACCACCAGGTATAACTCGCATTTCTATTGAACCATTTTCATTTGTTATAACTTCGTAACCAGCAGGTATACTTCCAATACTGACATTGTTATCTTTTGCAGCCTGTTTTAAGTCTATTTGGTATTGCATAAAACCTTTATCATAACCTTGATCTTTTGCTAATTTGTAACCTTCAATAATTGAATATTCTTTAGGTTTGGGCATATTCTTGAGATGTTCTTGTATTTTGGCAGCGTGTTCTGGAAAACCAGCAGCCATTAATTCACTAAATGCACTTGTAAATTCAGCACGGGTTTTTGCATTTGAGTATTTAGATAAAATAGTATTAAGTTTTAATTGTTTAGCTTCTGCTGCTTTTGCCGCAGTAACAACTGGCTCTTCAATACCCATCATTCCACGAACACCTTGCTTTAAACGCTCACCACCTTTGGAGGCCAAGAATACTCCACCTCTACCTCTCGTTAATTCTGCGGCATCTGTTGCTACCTTTGTTCTTTCATCTGCAAGTAAGTTGTCGTATAATCCCATTGTATCTCCTAAAAAAGTTTACTTAACATTCCACCTATTGGATTTGCCACTATCCCTAAAATATCTGCTAAAGCTCCACCTGTTTTTGCTTTGGCATCCACTTGGTCTTGGTAAGCAGATTCTAAAGATGTTGGTGGAGCTACATCAACACCCATAGCTATAGCGTTTTTTATCGCATTTTGTGACAAGGTATCTGCACCATAAATATTACCAATTGCAGCGTTTTGTCTATCGGCAATTGCATTAGCTATGTTTTGAGCTTGTGTCATATAACCTGACCTTTCTTGAGCGTTAGCTAGATTTTGGCTTTGAACTGTTGAGCCAAATAAAGTATTGCCTGTTGTAGCATTATCTATGCCTCTTGCGTTCATCATTTCTAATACTTGTGCTTTTTCTCTATCTTGTGCAAGATTTCTACCTTCTGCGGTTTGGCTGTACATATAATCAGCTAACTCATAAGGGTCTAAGTTTGCCAATTGATTTGCATACCCACTTGTTTGATCATATAAACCAGTTAACATTCCTTGTAATTGTGGATTGTTAGCCACATTTAAAGTGTTAATATTTGGATCGTAACTTACATTAACAGCACCACCTGTAATATTGCCGGGTCTGGCAGCAGCTATTTGATCTCTCCAATCACCTTTAATATCAGCTATCTGGTCTTTCTGTAGTTTTTTTGCAAACATGCTTTCACCAAGTCCAATGCCAGAAGTTACTAAATTCCCCCAATCAAAAGTTTTAGGTTCTCGTCTAGTGTAAGTATTTAGTCCACTAAGGCCGCTACTATATCTGTCATTTGCCATCTCTCTATCTCCTAATTATTATGCTGTGCGTTTCCACATGTGTACTGTTACACTTGGTTGTAATGTTGAGTGGCTATGTGCTGAACCGCCACCTGTAGAACTTGTAGCTGTAGTAGCTTGTCCTGTATATTTAGTTGTATCATCCATACTATAATTAGCAATATCAGTTGATTTACCATAATTGTGCGTATGTGCTGGCATCTCATCAACAGTAAGTGTATGAGCAGCAGTTTCAGCACCAAGACTTTCATCGAGTGAATCAAATGTACCACTGGCCTCATAACCTACTAGAACCTGACCTGTTGCATAAGCAACCCAAGTACCAAATCCAAGAAGTGTTCCTGGATTTGTAGCAACAGCCATATTCATATATATAGAACCAACTGGATATATGTAAGTTTCCAATACATTCTTAACAAATCCTGTCGTTGCTATTTGTGTTGAATCTGTAGATGTTGCTGCTGTTGGTGCTAGTGGTGTGCCTGTAAAAGTTTCTGAAGCTATGTCTGCTTTTGAGTTAACTGCTGTCTGTACTGTAGTGAACTCCGTATTGAAGTCATCTCCAGATATTACCTTGTTTGCATCTGAGTCAGCTAGTGCATCCTTCCCACTCCATGAAACTGCTAATGTATAATCTGCCATTATCTTATCTTCCCTTGTTTATGTAAAAGTGTTAAAGTTTGTAGAGAGGCATCAAAGCCATTACTCTCTATATCTATTGCTAGTTTTAAGTGCTTTGCACTACCTGTAAGTGGCGCTCTATATTCTCTTAATCCATATACAGGCTTATAAGTAGAGGCAGTTGCGTGTAGTGTAGAATTATGTCCACCGCCTGCGTGAGCACCAGTAGCATCTGTCGCTCCATATAAAGAATTAGAAGCACCCCATAAAAATGAATTACCAGTTGTTACAGGATTTAGAACTATAGAGGTTGTTGTAGATGGTGATACACCAAAGTCTTTATACCACTTTATACCCATTGTCGCACCAGAGCCACCCTCCAACACCATAAACAATCTCTTTAATAGAGATGCCGCTACAGTTTCACCTAAATCTACCCATGTTGTTTCAAAACCCCATGTATAGGAAGCATCTGTATAAGTGGATGCTCCTGCTAAGTCAGTATCATAATATTTCTCATAACCAGCAATACCACCATCTTTTTGTCCTACAAGTAGACCGCTATATAATTCTGTATATATCATTGATGCAGGCTCTCTATCGGCATCAAAAGACCATGTAGTTACTCTTGGTGCTTGATTTGGAGTGAAGTGCTTAAAGTCAAAAACATAATTAATATTCTTTGCAACGAAAGATAGAATGTAAATACCCTCATTCTCAACATACACACTCTTAACATTTGAACTTTGACCTATGTTTCTAATAAGTCTATCTTTAATATTAACACTTAGATCAGTTAGAGGAAGTTTATCTTTCTCGGTTGTTCTTCCTAGAGAGCGTAGTCCTGTATTTGAAAGGAATACCAAATCATCACCAATAGCCTGTACTGTAACTCTTGAAACTAGACCTACACCTTTAATAACCTCATTAAGTGCTATACTTCCAATTACTTCTGGACTATCATATATAACAATATTATTTTTACCAAATATAACCAACTTTCCATAAAAGGGTGCTATCGCAATAATTTCATCAGTACCCCATACAGTCTTTAAATCTATGTAGCCTCCGTTTGAAGCACCATTCTCTGCTGTAGTTCTAAAGTCATCACTATCTAATAAGGTCGAATAATAAATAACATCCTTTGCTTCTTCAACTCCGCCTACCCACATACGACCATAATAACCCATGCCACAGCTAGGCTTAAATTCACCCGAAGTTACACTAGAGGGTCTATGTGTATTATCATAAGCTGCCCACATAGAGTCATCACTTAAAGCACCATCATATCTCTGTGGCACAATTCCAGAATGAAAGGCGTTCAACCTATTATTAAAGTTTACAAACTGCCAATCTCCACTCGACCCCGAAACTGTATGCATGGTATCAACATCGCCAGTAGGAAATGCTGAAGCAGGTGAGGTAAAATCTACTGTATATATGGAAGTTCCATAACTAGCGAATATCTTGTTCGTGCCTTGATCGTTAT